ACCGCCAGACGTATCGACAAAAAGATTATCACCATCGGAGGCTGTGTAGTTACCAGTTTTAATTTGCCAAGCTTCACCTAAACCAGCCAAAGAAAAAATATCATACCAGTTAGTTCCATCAGTGGCTAATAATCTGTATTTACCATTAGTAACTGTAACAGTATTTCCTGAAGCACCTAATCTAGCAGAAATATCAGCACCGCCAGAAATGTTATTATAAATACCGTAAGTTTTTTGTGTAGCTGGAAATTGTAAAGTGTGAGTTGTAGAAACTGTCCCTGTTAAAATTAATTGATTTTGTCTTGCTTCGTTATT